CAAGTACACCAGAGCCAGACTCATCAGTGTAGATTAGTGGCTCTTGTCCTCTCTGGAAAAAGTAAGCATGGTCAGCAAAGTTTATAATCTTCCAGTTGTTTGCTGACACTGTGTAACTGCCCGGTGTAACGTCAGTTAGTGTAGTGGTGCCTGTGAATATCTTGTTGTTACCAGTGGAGAAGATTACCTTGTCACCACTGTAGTCCACAAACTCAAATATAGTCTCTACACCAATACTAGAACCCAGTGGTGTTGCAGAGCTAGTCAGCTTGTTAATCCCTTTACGTGCTGCAATACGTCCATACTTGTCAATGACTGCGTTCTCTGCTATGGAAGCAAAGGACGGGTCTTGGCCCACAGGAGAGTCCTGAGTGTTTAACCCACGAAACCCCGGCGCACCAATGTAGATGTTCTGACGTTGTTCAGCCATTATGGGACTCTAAAAATAAATTCTTCAGGGTTCTTATATGCGTCTAGCGCAATCTCGTCTGATAAATGACGGTCTGCAATGGCAAAGTAGTCTTGTGCAGTCGTGCCGCCAGTCTCTCCTCTTTCTCTTGCAAGTAAAGCGACTGCGATATGAACGATAGGATTAGAAGGCAATGCAGTCGTGTCTGTATCATTGTTTAGTGCGCTTTCCCTCGCTATTAAGTCAAAACGTAAAGAGTATGTACCGTCTGGTGTAGGGTATAATGTAACTTGTGTATCTTGTGAACTATCTACACCTGAGTAAGTAAAGTATGAGGGTGCGCCGCTAGTAGACCCAGCGTTGTACACTGCATTATTTACCCATGTTGGTGTTTGATAGGTAACAAAGAAATTAGAGGTGTCGTTAATGACACTGTATATTTTAACACGTTCTCCAGCATTTGTCAAGCTATATTCTGAAGTTCCTGACGATGTTGTGACAACTACTGTAGTCCTAAGTGTAGACCAATCATGTGCATTCTCTACTTGTGTCTTTGCGTCATTTACAAAGTCACCTACCATTTTAGAGTACGCTGTGTTAGCTACTGCGGACACCTCGTCTTCACGTAAGCGCCTAAGTACGCTGTTCACTAATGTTAAGTATTGTGTACTCATCCTATTATGTTCCTAAATAAACTGGGTGTAGCTTGCGGTGTTTGGTATACAGTTGCTTTTTGTACTGCTTCAGGTGCTTGGTACATAGGTTTAAACTGTAAGTCTTCAAACAAAGTTTTAGTGACTCCTTGTGGTCTTAACATACCTGCGGCAAGTCCTATTCCTAATCCTGCGCCTAGACCCGCACCGACTCCAGAGCCTTCTCCAGTTCCTTCGCCACTGCCATCACCACCGCCTGTGCCGCTCCCTGTTCCTTCCCCTGTGCCTGTGCCTTCTCCTACATCACTAGGGTCACCTATCTCACCAGCGCCAGCGCCGGGAATACCAGAAGCTCCTGTGCCTGTTCCATCGTCACCAGTTCCGGGCTGTCCTGTTTCTCCTGTGCCTGTGCCTGTACCTGCCGCTGCTCCAGTACCTCCTGTAGCAATAGTCGGATCTTCTGTTCCTGTTTCAGGTTCAACAGGAGTGCTTGAGGTAGGGTCTTGCTTAAAATAATCTGTTAAGTTAGCAACCCAAGAAATAGCATCAAGAGCGTTAAAATCTGAATCAAGCACATCTGGAGCAGGTGGCCCTAAAGGTAAAGTTTCATATACTGCGGGGCCACCTGAAAGCCATTTATCTAACTCTCCTTGTAATCCTGCTTTAACATCAGGGTCTGTTTCTAAATCAATAGCTTCTTTTAATTGAGCAGCTACAATATCTGTAGATCCTGTTTCTTCTCCTAATTCACCAGCGCCTTCGCTTCCCCCTGCACCGGCACCTCCACCGCCACCACCGCCAGCACTGCTTTCTTCTTCTGTAGTTTCTGTTACTTCTGTTTCTACAGGCGGCTCTACAGAAGGAGGTTCTATCTCTAAAGGTTGATCTTCAAAGTCTGGCTCAGTAAGGTCATCAACAACATCAACAGTTATTTCTTCTTCTTCTCTAGCTTCAAGAGCTTCTTCTTCTAACCGCTGTCGTTCTCTTTCAGCTTCTGCTTCAGCTTCTGCTGCGGCCCTAGCTTCCTCTGCTAACCTTTCTTCTTCTAATCTTTTTTCTTCAGCTAACCTAGCTTCTTCTATCAGTTGATCTTCTGCTCGTTTTTGCGCTTCTTCTAAATTTTTTTGTTCCTGCTTTGCTTGTTCAGCCTGTTCTTGTTTTCTTTCAGCTAATAAATCGTCAGCAAGTTTTTGTTGAGCATTGTCACCTGTACCGTCGCCATCACTGTCCCGCCACTCACTAGCATCATTAGGAAACAAGTCTACAACATCGTATATACCGTCACCGTCTGTGTCTGTAGTGCGCTCTATGCGTTCTTGTTCTTTTCTTGCTTGTATTTCTTGGCGTACCCTTGCTTCGGTCTGCCTAGTGGTTTCAGCGCGTGCTACTCTGTAAGCGTCTTCAGCATCTCTAAAAGCACCTGCTTGTGCTTTTTTAGCGTTTTCTACTTCAGCTTGTGCTTCAAGTTCTTTTCTACGTGCTGCGTCTACTTCGCGCTCTGCTTCTAGTTTAGCAGCGTCTGCTCTTTTTTTAGCATTTTTATAAACAGAGCTAAAAACCCCGTAGCGTTGTCTAGCATAATTAGCATATCCTTCAGCACCTGCTACGGAAGCATTTGTTTCTTCTATTACAGTAGCAACATTGTCTGATGCAGCTTGTACCGCTGTTTCTGCTTCAGCTACTACAGTATTAGCAGCCACAACAGCTTCATCATCTTCAGGAGTGTCTAAAGCATCTACTGCGGCAGTTACAGCAGCAGTTATGTCAATAGTGTCTTGTGCGCTGGTGTCTTCTTCTTTTTCAGCTTCTGCGTTTGCAGTAAGATTATAGATTACACTAGGGTTAAAACCACCATCAGGGCCAGCACCGGGGCCATTGTATACAATTCCTCCCGGTAGCCCGCCTGCTGTGGATAGACCTTCAGCAACCGCACCTACGCCAGCAGCTACTGTTCCACCTGTAGCAATTTTACCTAAAGTTACTATAGGAGCGCCAGCGGCTGTAGTTGCGCTTGCTCCTGTAACGGAAGCAACAAAGTTACTAAGAACTTTACTTGCTGCGTCTGTCCCTGCGTTCAATGCTCCTGTTAAAGAGCTTATTACAGAAGAACCACCAGTTTCCGCTACGGCAGTAGCTGGTGTAAATGTTACAAAGCCTGTTGATGTTCCTGATGCAGCAGCGGCTGCTTTTACAGCAACAACTGATGCGGTAGCCACTAAAGCGGCTGCTATAAACGGCGCAGCGTCTTTTAATGGAGGGTTCTTTTCTGTCCCGTAGGCATCTCTAGCAAAAGTACCGTAAGTGCCTACTTCCCCTGTCTGAGTGTAGAAAGTGTTACCTTCCCCAGACCGTTGACCGGGATGCCATATATTCTTTAACTGCCCACCGTCTGCTTGTTCTTGATAGTAAGCAGGAGTAGTGCCTAAGTTTAAGTATAAAGTTTTACCGTCCACTACTGTTGAAGTAGGTATGTTTTCCTGTTCAATGTACTCTTTAACTGTAGCATTGTGGTCTTGCATTGCAAGAGAGTATGCTTCAAAGTTAGAGTAGATAGCGCCGGGAGTCTGCTGTGCTTGCTCCATGCGCTTGTTGTACCTATCTTCTTCACCGGGAACTATAGGCACGTACTTGGGCTGTAAAGCAGAAAAGGTTTTAATCTGCTGTAGCTGTGCATTAGATAGTGGTGTGCTATTGTTTGCATCAGTAACTTGGTTAGCTGCTGTCCATGAATTTAAGTATTCTTCGCTAACAGGAACTACTAAATTAGACGGTGAAAAACCGCCTGATGCTTCAGTGTATTGGTCAGAAGGTATTACAAAATTTTCAAGAACAGTTACACTAAAGTTAGGATCATTTAGGCGTGCTAAAATTTCTTCCTGAGTAGGTACTTCAAAGCCGCCTTCAAATAAATCTGTATCTGGAGCAAAGCCTACTTCAGCCATTATTTGCCACCCCAGCTAGACAAGGTTTTGATACCAAAGCTAGCAGCTATAGCGCCACCAAGGAATGCTTTGTAGTAGTCTGGCATTGTAGACAAGACAGTGAACCCCTGCTCAACGTATGGAACCATTGACGGTATAAACGCACCTATCAACGGTAAACTTAGGATAATAGCAAACCACTCGTCCTTCCAAGAGGACTGAGATGCTGCGGCTTGTTGAGTTTCCCAATCAGCGTCCGCATCAATACGGCGCATCTTGGATTCATGGACAGCTTGCTTTTCAGCAGCTTTATTTTTAAGGAAAGTACCAGCTATATTTGCTATAGGGCCAATCAATGTTTGCCACATATACTCACCTTAAAAAGAAAGCTAGGGGCCACCGAAGCAGCCCCATGCTTAACCTACTATTAGCTAGCAGGAACGACCAGAGTCAGGCCAGACGCAGGGCGAAGTACAGCTACTCCGTACAGTGTGTCTGAAGTGAACAAGTTAGAGAGAAACTCTTGCTTGTACTGAGTCTGTGAACGTACACCCATTTGCTCTGCCATGACGATAGCGTCAGTGTGGAGCAACAGTGCGCCCAAAGAGTCTACTGTGCTAGATGAGTTATCACTAGCAGTTTCAACAGTTGGGCAGTTAGTGCTAACGTAAACGTCGATACCGTACAGTTGACCAATTTGGCCGTTTGTAACCTGACCGTTGTTTACGAAGTCAGAGCTAACATAGCGGTCAATACCCATGATAGTGTTGCGAACAACAGGTGGGATAATGAAGCTACGTCCGTCCATAGGAACGTCAGCATCGTCTAGCTTTTGGATGATACCACGGAA